TGAAACTTCAAAACCAAAAGTTGTTGAGGTTGACGACCATACTTGCGATATGTTTATCTATTATGTCAACGACAATCTTCGTAAACTCCGGCTGAAATACTAGAGGAGGGGAGATTCTTTGTGGAATTCAATTGTAACAAAAGTGAAGGGGGTGTTATCCAAATTGGGAATTATTAAAACCATTAAAAATGTATCTCAGCTAAAAGAAATACCAATAGATGACGAAGCATACCAACAAATAGATATGTGGAAGTTACTATATCAAGGATATTGTGCCGAATGGCACCATATTGTATATAATACTGTTAATGGAGAAAAAAGACGGCGTATGATGACGCTACACATGCCTAAAGTCATTTGTAATGAGATGGCATCCCTTATTTTTAATGAAAAATGTGAGATAAGTATTTCTGATGAAACTTTAGCCGGAGAGATATACAAAATTTTCAATCAAAATAGGTTTGATAAGCATTTTCAAATCTATCTTGAATATATGTTTGCCTTAGGAGGGATGGTGGTCAAGCCGTATTTCGAGGATAATCTGGTCAAATTATCTTTTGTTACGGCTGACTGCTTCATCCCAATTAGCTGGGATAATCAAGGCGTCAGGGAAGCATTATTTGTAGATGAAACTCAAAAAGGTTCTAAAAAATATACGCTATTAGAATGGCATCAATGGCAAGGCGATGTATATGTAATTAAGAATGAATTATTTGAATCCGAATCCAAAACAAGTGAATTAGGGCATAAGGTTCCTCTTTCTATACTTTATCCAGAATTAGACGAAGAAGTCATGATTCATAACTTCAAGCGACCCAATTTTGTATATTTCAAGCCGAATATAGCAAATAACCTAGACATGCAGAGTCCATTAGGAATATCACTATTTGCTGATTCTTTGGACACTCTCCATACATTGGATATAGCATTTGACAGTTATCAAAGAGAATTTAGATTGGGCAAAAGAAGGATTATTGTGCCTGCTACCGCTGTAAGGACAATTGTTGATGATGAGGGATATTTACAAAGGTATTTCGATGCTAATGACGAAGTGTACCAGGCATTAGGTAGCGGGGATATGGACTCAGATAAAATCCAAGACTGTTCAGTGGAATTGCGGGTGGAAGAACATATTGCCGCCATAAATTCCCTTCTGAATTTATTAGCTATGCAAACAGGGTTTTCCGCCGGTTCTTTTGCTTTTGATGGAAAGAGTATGAAGACAGCTACAGAAGTTGTTAGTGAAAATTCAAAAACCTTCAAGAGTAAACAATCCCATGAAAATATTATTGAGGAAGGATTAACGGAATTAATTGAATGTATTGTACAAACAGCGGAGTTGTATGGTGTCTTTAGTAGACCTTCCACTGAATGGGATGTAACTATTCTTTTTGATGATAGCATAGCTGAAGATAGAAATAAAGAAATTGATAAACAAACAAAAATGGTAACAGCCGGGTTACAGAGTAGAAAAAGGGCAATAATGAAACTCCATGGATTAACGGAGGAAGAAGCACTTGATTTATTGGAGGAAATAATGAAAGATAAGTTAGAAATGGATGCCTTTTTTATGGAGAGTTCCCAACCAGAGCCTGAGGAAGAAGCGTGGTAACATATGACCCCTGATGAGCTTGATAAACAAATACGCAATATATCCTCCATGTATAATAGCTTGGAGGGGGAGATCATAAAAATTATTGCTAGAAGGTTGAATCGTGGGAATAGGGATATAACATATTGGCAAGCTCAAAAACTTCAAGAATTAAGACTATTCAATTCAGAAGTCGTTGAACAACTGTCAAAGGTTACAAAGGTGTCCTCTCCCCAAATAAAACAAATATTTGAAGATGTGGGAGTAGGGTCAGTAAAGGATATAGATAAAGCCATGCCATACCCAACGAAGCCTCTACCCACGCAATTAGACACTGTATTGAAAGGATATTTAGAGCAAGCACGATCAGGGGTGGATAATTACGTTAATCAAAGTTTAATTACCACCACATACGGAATAGGCACAGCTCAAATGGCATATACAGAAGTCTTAAACAAAACGGCTTCCTGGTTCAATGCCGGACTGTACAATTTTAAGGATGCTTTGGAAAAGTCTATTATAGAACTTGCCCAAAAGGGTATTGGTTCCGGTCTGATTGATAAGGGAGGTCGTAGGTGGAATCTAGAGGGGTATGTGAGGAGTGTCTTAAAAAGCACATTAGGCAGGACATATAACACCGTACGAAAAGAACGCATGGCTGAATATGGAGTATATACAGTATTGGTATCAAGCCATGCTGGAGCGCGCCCAGCTTGTTCTATCATTCAAGGCAATGTAGTGGATTTAAGACCCATGGAGGAGATACCACCCGACAGTGAGTACAAAAGCATTTATGACCCGTATTGGGAAGCTGAATACGAAACTCCGGGGGGACATAGAGGAGTAAATTGTAAACACCTACATTTTCCGTTTATCCCAGGCGTAAACGTTAATAATCAGCCCGTATTTGACGAAGAACTAAACGAGAGGGTTAGGGTACACCGGGACACTCAGAGACGCATAGAGCGTGAAATAGTCAAGTATAAGAAGAATCTTATAGTAGCAGAGGAGTTGGGTAGTGATAAAGTGGGATATTGGCAGGGGATGGTAAGAAAAAGGCAGGCAGCTATGAGAGAGCATTTGAAGAATAATGGAGAGTATCTAGGCAGAGACTACACCAGGGAGAAGGTTTACACGCCTTTGGATACCTTGTTAAAGGATTTTGAATAAGGGGGAAGAGCGCTTAAAATACGCCTTTATCCGCAGGCATTAAAGAACGGAAGGAATCCAATAATGGAGGGAAGATTAATGTTTAATACGTGGGATTTACAGTTTTTTGCGGACGATTCAGCGGCAAACGATACGTCAACGGGTGATTCCGCTGCGGACGACCCAATTGACGGGGGAAAGGGAACACCTAAGAATGACCCGCCTGCAGACGATAAGTCCACGCCCAAGCCTAAGGACAAGGACAAGGAAAGTGGTAAGGGAGATGACAGTAAAGGCGGGGGGAGCAACAAAGATTTTACCCAGGACGATGTAAACAATATTGTTGCTAAGGAAACAAAGAAGGCTACTGAGAAGATGCTGAGGCAGTTGGGTCTGAAGGACTTTAACAGCGCCAAAGATGGATTAAAGAAGTTTAAGGAATGGCAGGATTCTCAGAAAACGGAAGCAGAGAAACAAAAGGAAGAACTAGAAGCGCTACAAAGGGATAAGAGTAATTTATCTTCTGAGAATAGTAGTTTGAAGGCGCAGGTAGTTGCTATGAAACAGGGCGTTCTTCCAGATTCAGTAGAAGACGTTGTTGTCCTAGCAGAGAGACTAGTGGATGACGACACCGATATGGAAGAAGCAATCGAGAAAGTAGTGGAAAAATATCCGCAGTTTATGAAAGCGGAACCAGAAGAAGAAACAGAAGAAAAGCCTCCAACATTCTCAAAGGGTAATCATCAGAAGAAACCAAAGACAGATGCAGATGTTTGGTTAGAGGCTTTTCGACCAACAGGTGTTTCAAAAGATACTTAAAAATAATGAAGGAGTTGTTTTTTTATGGCTAATTTGAATTATGCTGAACTATATATGCAGGCTTTACAACAAAGGTATGCTGTAGGTCTGCGCTTTAATGCTCTTTACAATACCCCTAATAATGCAACCATCCGTTGGATTAACTCCAAAACCATCCAGATTCCGGGGATTATTGTGGGCGGGTTTGTAGATGTGGATAGAGATCAAGTGGGTTCCTTTACACGGCGGGCAGATAATGATTGGGAAACCATGACTTTAGGACACGATCGTGAGTTCAGGACATTAGTGGATCCAATGGACGTGGATGAGACAAATATTGCCGTATCAATCGCCAATATTACCCGTGTGTTTAATGACGAACAGAAAATTCCGGAAATGGATAAATACATGGCATCCAAATTATGGAGTGCGCTGGATGAAACTAATGAGATTATTGTTCCTGACCAGGAGTTATCTGAAGAGAATATCCTTGGAATCTTCGACCAATTGATGGAAGAGATGGATGACGATGAGGTTCCGCAGGAAGGAAGAATCATGTATGTGACTCCGCAGGTGAATACCATGCTAAAGAAAGCGGAGAAGCTCACACGTGTATTGGATGTTCGGGGAGAACGCAATTCCATCAACCGTTTTGTAAGATCGCTAGATGAAGTGGCCATTGTAGTTGTTCCATCCAGCCGAATGAAAACTCTATATAACTTTACAGACGGTGCGGTTGTGGATGATGAAGCAGTTCAGATCAATATTATTTTGATTCACCCAACATCCATCGTCTCTCCTCAGAAATATGACTTTGTAAGTCTGGACCCACCCTCTGCAGGAACAGGTGGTAAATGGCTGTATTATGAGCGGAAATATTGGGATATTTTTGTAATTGGAAGAAAGGCAGACGGCATTAAAATTGTGGCTGATGCATCTAATGTTCTGCCTAAACTGACCTTTACATGTGTAGCTGGTACAGACACTGGCGATACAAAGATCACATCTGTATCTCCTACTATTGGCGCCTCTAATTCCCTTATATACAAAATCAATGGTACTTTACCTGTTCTGGGTGAGGTTATGACGGGCAAGGGATGGTCTCCCTATACTCTATCCACTGACCTTGAAATACCTGCTGGCAACAACATCGCCCTAGTGGAGATTGATGCTGCCGATAAAGCTGTAAGAGGTGGTATTTCTCCATCAGTGCCTAAGGTTGCAGCTGGAGAATAATGTATGGAAGTGTAATAGGGGAATACCACCCCTATTACACTTTCAATAATTGATAAATAGGAGTGATCATGATGGACGCAGGGTATAAAATGAGGAAAGCGAATCGAGTTGTATATGTGGATAAAGGAAGAGTGCCGGCTATGTTGGCGCAGGGATATGACCATGTCGGACCCGGAGGCGTGATTATTCAGCGTGCCACCGGAGGGCGTGCAGTATCTCTGGAGCAGTACCATAAAGTGGAAGATGAGCGGGATGAATTAAAGAAGGAATTGGAATTGCTTCGTCTTCAGATGAAAGAGGCAAAAGATGAACAGATTCCGGATAAAGACAAAGAAGAAAGGGAACGAACCAAAGGCGTTAAGAAGGGCAAGTAGACTGTAAATATTCCTTCTTCTGAAGGAGGGAGATAATGTCGTATTTGACATATTTGGAATTTAAAGAACTAACCCCCACGGACATAACTGAAACTTGCTTCTCGTTGTTATTAGGCAGGTCTAGTGACATTTTAGACGATGTGACTAACCAGTTTTATGTCAGAAATAATATGGAGGACGATAACCCGTGGCGTGTTAATCAGTTTAAGAAGGCACTAACATCTCAGATAGTATATTTTCATGAAGTGGGAGCGACCACCTTTGAGGGCATCAACAGAGAGCCATATTCATTCTCTGCAGGTAGAACAAAGGTGTCTCGTGGTGGGGGTTATTCAGGTAAGATAGAAAAATCTTTAGTTGCCAAAGATGTGTATGTTTATCTTCGTGGTACTGGATTGCTATATTCCGGAGTAGATGTTATATGATGAAACCACCAAAAGAATTCTGCATAGATAGTTTTGAATACAAAGAGTATTTAGGAGAAAACAACTGGTCGGAACCGGAATATGCTCCGCCGGTAGTCATTGAACATGCACGAATTGACAGGGGTTCTGTGTATTCATCTACTCCTAGTGGGAAGCAACTCCTGTATAATGCAGTCGTTTTTTGCTATAAGGATGTAACAGAACCTCTCCCCGAATTTAAGGAGATGTCTGTTTTGGTATTCGATGGAAAAGATCATGTAATAACTAAAATCATCCCCATATATGAACCTTATGAAAAGATTATATACTCGTATGAATTGGAAGTGGTCTGATGAAAATAGATATTAATTTTGATAAGGCATACGCCAAGTTATCAAATAGTAGTCAGTTACGGGCAAGAAGAATCTTAGCTAATCAAGTGTTATCAGACATGAACCAGTTTGTACCTGCAAGAGAGTTTATATTGAGGATGACAGCTACCATTGATATAGATGGTAGTGCTGTAAATTATAACACGCCTTATGCCGCCGCACAGTTCTATGGTTTTGTGGGCAGGAATCGTTCTCCTGTACATAACTATACTACTCCCGGAACAAGTCGCAGGTGGGATTTGCGTGCCAAAGCACGATATATAAAAGATTGGCAAAAAGTATATTTAGAAGGGTTGGGCATATAATGGATTTCATGGAGCGGTTATGTGAAGAAGTGAACAAATTTCCGGAAATGCCCATCCTTTGTAAAAT